TAATGGCATTAACATCATTCAGTGAATTAAAAACTAGTATTGCTAATTATTTAAATCGTTCAGATTTAACTTCTGTAATACCAGATTTTATTACATTAACAGAGGCTAAATTAAATCGTGTATTACGTTTACGGGTGATGCAAAAAAGAGTTTCTACAACAACAACAGCCAGTGATGCTTTTGTAGATTTACCTAGTGACTTTTTAGAGATGGTTCAATTTTTTGTTGATAGTAATCCTAATAAGGTATTAGATTATGTTAGTCCAACAGATATTGAAATTAATAATGTTAATGATACTTCTGGAAAACCAGCTACCTATACGATTATGGGTAGTGAAATAAAACTAAATCCAATTCCTGATACAACTTACACATTAAAACTTACTTACTTTGGTAAGATACCTGCTTTATCAGATTCTAATACAACTAATTATATACTTTCTAATTACCCACAAGTTTATTTGTATGGTGCTTTAGTAGAAGCTCAACCTTATATCATTAACGATGAACGATTACCAACTTGGTTAACATTGTATAATGAAGCCGTACAACTAATTAATAGAGACGATGAGCAAGGCAGATATTCTGGTCGTACTGCTTTTGCTATGAGAACAGACTCAGCAAACCCATAAAGGAGAATAAAAAATGTCAGCAATGTCAGACTACTTAGAGAATAAATTTCTCGATCACTTTACAGGAACTGCTAGTACATCTGCTCCTGCGGCTGTGTACTTAGCTTTGTTTACTAGCAATCCAGCAGACGATGCTAGTGGTACAGAAGTTTCTACCTCTGGAACTGCCTATGTAAGAAAAGCAATTACTTTTGCTTCTGCTTCTAGCGGTTCTATTTCTAGTAATGCCGATGTCACTTTCGATCAAGCTACAGGTGGTGGATTCGGAACTGTATCACACTTTGGTATCTTTGATGCTTCTACAGCTGGTAATTTACTATTTTACGGAGCATTTACTTCATCAAAAACTATTGAGGCAGGAGACGTATTTAAAGTATCATCTGGTGATCTTACAATTACTGCTGCTTAATGCCTTCTGGCCCATTAACATTAGAACAACTAGATAACTTCGGTACGCTTGATAGCTTACCAGTAAGTTTAGATTCTAGTGTATGGACTAGTACAAAAACTGCCTATGATGGCAGTGGTTTTTTTGATTATGGTAATGTAGGAACTAGTATTGATAACTTAATCATACTAGGAAATTTAGATAGCCTACCCTATTCATTAGACTCTGCTAATTATGCAACAACTACCTTAAGAGAAAATGGTGGTAGTATTTCTACTAATGCTGTTGTTACAGCGATTGGTGGATTATTAATAACTAATAGTGCTTCTATTAATACAAGTGCTTCTCTTAATACAGTAGATGTTCTTGTTACAAGACTTAATGATGCTAGTATTTCTACTAGTGTTACGATTGCTGATGTAGCTCCTACAGTTATTGAGACAGGTAATCCTTCTGCTGTTATTACTGTTTCGACAGTAGCTAATGTAGATTCTACAAGAATTAGAATAACTGATTCTTCGGTATCAACTATTGCGACTATAGCTAGTTTTGTTGCTCAAGTTACAAAGTTTGGTGATAGTTCTGTTAATACATCATCTACGATTGGTACTGTTGATAATATTCGTATTAGACCTGGTGTTCCTGATTCTGTATCAACATCTGTCACAATAGCTAGTGTTAATCTACTTGTTACTCGATTAAATGATGCTTCTATTAGTGTTGCTGCTACTAGTACGGCTAATGGAGCTTTTGAAGTTCAAGCACAACCGATTGATCCTAGTACAGTTGTTAGTGCGTTAGCAGATCCAAGTGCTATCTTCTCACCTGTTTTAACAGCCAGTGTATTAGCGAGTATTCAAGCAATAGCATCACCTGTTGGGTTTAATTGGTCAGATTTAACTTCTGATTCAGAAACGATAAATGATTTAACTAGTCCTTCTGAAATATGGAATAATGTTACTTCTGATGTTACCGAGACATGGTCTGATATAGTTAATGCAAATAGTTATACATGGGGAACAATTCCTAAAACAACAACAGAAAATTATGAGGTTATAAGTAATGCCGTTTATTAAGTTTGGAGAACTGTTAAAAGATTTACCAGATTATAGAAATCCTGGTTGTCTAACAGCTAATAATGTTATTCCTTTTGGTGATGGATATAAACCTCTTAATTCTTTAGAGGTTGTTTCTGATGCTTTAAATACAAGACCACAAGGATTATCTACTTTAACATCTAGTGATGGTACTATTAAAGTCGTAGCAGGGGATAGTTCTAAATTATATCTTTTAGATAATTCTAGTTTTACAGATGTATCTAAATCAGGTGGATATACTGTATCTACTTTAGGGCAATGGTCTTTTACTATCTTTGGTAATAGAATTATAGCTGCTGCTATAGGTCAAAATATCCAATCTTATGTTATTGGTACATCTACAGAATTTGCTGATTTAGTTTCTTTACAAACAAAATTTGTTACTACTGTTAAAGATTTCTTAGTAACAGGATATAATGCCGATCAATCACAACGAGTACGTTGGTCTGCTATTAATGATCCTACTGATTTTACTATATCTCAAACCACTCAATCTGATTACCAAGATTTAGTCGGAGATCATGGTCAACTCCAAATGATTAAAGGTGGTGAATACTTAGTTGCTTTTATGGAACGAGCTATTTATCGTGGTGATTACGTGGGAACTCCATTGATTTTTCAGTTCACGAAAGTAGATTCGAATATCGGAGTAATGAAATCAGGTAGTGTTGTTCAACAAGGTAATGTGTATTACTTCTTAGCAGAAGATGGATTCTATATGTTTAATGGTAGAAGTTCTGTTCCTATTGGTGCTAATAAAATAAACAAGTTTTTCTTTAATGATTTATCTACTGCTTATTCTGATAGAATATCAGGTGCTGTAGATCCTCGTAATCAATTAATTGTTTGGGCTTATCCTTCTACTAGTTCAACTGGAGAGTTAGATAAAGTTATTATTTATAACTATGTAACGCAACGATGGTCAACAGGTAGTGTTAGCACTTACATTTTAGGTCAAGCACAAACTCCTGGTTATACTTTAGAACAGTTAGATAATATTAGTGCTAGTATTGATGCTTTAAATTTATCTTTAGATTCACCTTTTTGGGCTGGTTCACGATTCTTCTTATCTGCTTTTAATACAGATAAAAAATTAGCTACCTTTTCGGGTACACCAGGAACTGCTACACTTCTATCCAGCCAATTAGAATTAGAAGGAAGAAGATCTAGTTTAAGAAATGTTCGCCCTATTGTTAGTGGTGGAACAACTACTGTTCAAACTTCTTCTATTGATAAACAAGGCAATACAGAAACACTTAAACCTGCATTAACCCTAACAGATAGTGGTGATGCTCCCATGAGATGTACTGGTCGTTATCATAAAGTGCAATTAAATATTACAGGAGACTTTGAAGATTGTTTAGGATTTGATGCTGAATTAGTACCTGAAGGTAAACGATGACACAAAACTTTCTTAAAGTACCTACTTTTACAGATAATCAAGATGAGTATAATAGAGTTTCAGCTAATGCTGTTAATGGATTATTAGATGGTAAAATTAATGCCACAGGATCTATTACATTAACCAATAGTAGTACCACAACAACTTTGTCTGATGCTAGAATTGGTGGAAATAGTGTGATATTCTTAATGCCTACAAGTAGTGATGCCGCTAATGAAAGTTGGTATATTACTGGTATAGATAAACAAACAGCAACCATTAACCATTCTTCAGATACTACTACAAGAACATTTAAATATGCAGTCTTTGGATAGAGTTATTACCCAAGTTCCAGTAGAAGATTTAGAGTTTATTTGGTCACAAGTTGTACCCCATTTAGAGAGAGCTTTAGATGGATCATACTCAACTTATGATATACTTAACAATATACAAGATAATCGGATGCAACTATGGATTAGTTGGAATAATACCGAGAAACTGGTTGAGGCCGCTTTTGTGACTGAAGTTTGCGACTATCCTCAAATGAGAACCATGAGATGGGTTCTTGCTGGGGGAAATAATTTAGAAGAATGGCTTAGTCCTTTAACAGAAAAAGTAGAGAACTGGGCTAAAAAAAATAAATGCCAACGATTAGAGATTGTTGGAAGGAAAGGATGGACAAAAGTTTTGAGAGATTATAAACCTCAAGCAGTATATTTTGTAAAGGAAATAAAATGAGTAAAGGATCACAACCAACAACACAAGCAACTACAGTAACAGCAGAACCTTCTGAGTTTACTAGACCTTATTATCAAGAGGCTCTACAACAAGCACAACAATTATATCAATCTGATGTACCGCAATACTTTCCTGCTGCTACCTATGTGCCTTTTTCTGGTGAAACAGAAGCTGCTCTACAATTACAAACACAAAGAGCATTGGCTGGTAGTCCATTATTAGGTGCATCTCAATCTGAAATTAACAAAATTTTATCTGGACAATATTTAGATCCAACAACCAATCCTTATTTACAACAAACATTCCAAAGAGCCGCTGGAGAT